ACCACCCTCCGCGCCAATGTTCTGAATGCGAGCCAGCAAGGGCCGCACTTCGTAGCGGTCCCGCCGGCTGAGCTTGTCGAGCACGGTGTCCCACGAGATTTGCCGGTCTTCTGCCGGCCAGGTGTCTCGCACGGTTTCCCAGCGGTCTTTCCACGTCGCCCAGCCCCACGGGGTGAACCACTGCTCGCGGACCACGGCGTTGCGGTAGCCCACCTCGGCGGCCGGCGTCCGCTGGTAGCCGCAGACGCTGAAGACCGTCTCGTCTTTCTCGTACGCAGTCAGCGCCCAATCCGCGAACCGCAGGAAGTCCCGGCCGGGCACCGTGTCGTCCTCGAGGGCGATGACCCGCTTGTGGTGGTCGAACCCGTAGGCTAGGGCCGAGTAGGTGTTGACGTTGCACCCCACCCGCTGCGTGCCCACCATGGCCCATGCCTTGACGTGCGGCAGCAGGGTGAACGCACGGGCCAGTTCGATGACCTCGTTGTTGACCGGCTCGCACAACATCGCCACCGGGAACCGGTCGATGTCGTCACACCGGGCTAGCGCGTCGAGCACGGCCTTGGTGTAGCCCGGCCGGTTGCACAGCGTCATGACAACTACGGTGTCGCGTTTGGCGTTAGTCACAGGTCGTGGTGCTTTCGTAGATGGTGTGGGGTGGCCCGCGCCACCGCAGGCGGCGCTCGGTTGGCGTCCAGTTGGTTTGCTGCTGTCCGCACCGCAGGCGAATCACGGCCGGCGTCGGGATCTCGCCGTCATCATCGGCCCCGTACCTCTTGGGAAGCCCGAGAATCATCCGCCACTTGGCAAGCGACTGAAACGAGTAGCCGAGTTTGATGGCGATGTCGGCCAGCCGAACCTTCGGCTCGGCGTTCCACAGCTCAGCGAATCGTTTTTGGGTGGGCTTATCCATCACGGCACGTGGCACCACCACGAAGGACTGGGCTCATGCGTGATGCCGCACGGGCCGTTGACGAACCGGCACAACGCCGTCCGCACCCGGAAGGGCGGTTTGTCGTAGTAGTCGTGGCCGGCGATGATGCCGCCGCTCTTGACCTTGGGCCACCACGCCTTCAGGTCTCGCAGCACGCCCTCCAGCGAGTGGTCGCCGTCGAGGTAGACGAACGCCAGAGACCCTTCATCAAACGTGGCCGCGGCCTCGACGCTGTCCATGCGGAGCGTCTTTACCCGGCCCGTGTGCAGCGCCGCCACGTCCATGGCTTGCCGATACCGCAGCTCGTGCTCGGCATCCGGGCCGTTCATGATGTCGTCGTACCCGTCGATGTGGCACCAACGGTCCACCATGACGTAGTCGCCGTGCCACAGCGACAGGAAGTCAGCCGAGTACTTGCCCTCGGCCACGCCCACTTCCACGGCCGTGCCGCTGATGCCCAGCGTCTGCAGGAACAGCGGAAACATGTTGCGGTGAACTGGCTTAATCATGTGATTCGCACGGTAGTGCGTCCTTCGGTGCCCCAAGACTTTTCCACCAGCAGCCGGCTGACGTTGGTGTCGTCGCCCATCACTTCCTGCAAGGCGTCCAGCACGGCCTTGCCGAGGTTGTCCACGTCGGGCCGCGGCAACGCCGGTGCCGATGCCTTCACGCCGCTCTTGTTGAGGTGCGACTTGGGCCGAGCAAAGACCGCGTCAACGATGACGCTGACTGGGGCGGTAGCTTCCACCAGCCCCGCCGCTCGAGCAGCGAGCGCCACCGCCTGACGGTAGGCGTGAATGGCGTGGTCCTTCGGCACGTACGCATGGCCGTGTCTGCCACGCACCGTAATGCGGGGCCGCGGCTGCGGGACGGGGTCGCCGGGGACGCTGAACGTGATCGCCATGCCGCCAGAGTGGCGACCGTGTCAAGCGCGGCACATCCGCCGCCCGCGGCTGCCGCGCGACTGGCTCGCCATCTCGCTTTCACCACGCCGCTCGGCGTAGTGCCGCTCCCGGCACTCACGAGCCCGCTCGGCGATTTGGTCGGGCGTCGGGTCGTTCGCCGAGTAGCACTCCTGCATGGCCGATGGTTGCCGTGCTGGTAGCCCCAGCTGCATGCGGTAGTTGTCCACCCACGACAGCGAGCACTTGAACCGCTCGGCCAAGTCCATCCGGCTCGCACCTGCCGCCCACAGCCGGCGAAACTCTGCTTCAACGATCCTCACCTTTGCCATCTGTCACCCTTTCGCCGCGAGGTAGAGCCCGATATTCGCCGCTGCGTACCCGGCGTAGGCGATGGCCAGCCCGTGCTTGCCATGCCACGCCAGGTCCGCAGCCACCCACACGTAAATCACGCCCGTCAGGGCAATCAGCCAGGGTGCCATTACTCCACCGCCAGCGGCATGATGACGCCCGTGTACGGGCCGCACCGCAGCAGCACTCGGCTTTGCCGATCCGTGGCGTACACGTCCACCTGGGGCTCCTCGTCGGCCGGGATGGCCCGCAGAAAGTCCGCCAGGTAGCGCGGGTCGAGCTTCGTGGTGCTCGTGGAGCCGGCCACCACCAGCGGGCACTTGACGGTGCTCTCCCCGTACTCGCTCGAGCGGCCCGAGATGACGAGCGTGTCCTCCGTCCACACCAAGTCCACGCCCTTGCTCTGCTCGCTCGTCACGATGGCGGCGGCCCGCACGCTCGCGAGCAGCTCGCCCACCTCGAGGAGCATGGGTTCGCCCTCAGGCTCGCCCACCACGTCACGCCACCGGGGGAAGCGGCCCTCGACCAGCCGGCCCGTCACGGTCGTGCCGTCCAGGGTGAACTGCACTTCCTTGGCGTTGGCCTCGACCTGGACGCTGCCGTCACCCGTCGCCATGCCAGCCACGATGTCGAGCACCCGGCGCGGCACGAGCGTCTGCCGGTCGTCAACCGCCTGGTCGGTCTCGGTCTCCACGCACGCGAGCCGCCGGCCGTCCGTGGCCACCCAGGTCGGGTTGCCGCCCGTCACCTCAATCAGCACAGCCCCGAGGGCGTAGCGGCTGCTCTCGGCGTCCGTGGCGTACGTCGTGGCCCTGGCGGCCCGCGCGAACTGGTCGGCCGGCAGACGGCACACGGCCTGCAGCTCGCCCGGCTCCCACGTGGGATACTCGGCCACGTCCTCCGTGGGCAGCGTCCACGAGCCGCCACCACACTTAACGCTGACGCTCGGCCCCTTGGCCGTCAGCGTCACGTCGTCGCCCGTGGCGGCCCGGACGATGGCCAAGAGCCTCGCATGCGGCACCAAGAAGGGCTCGCACTGCTCGGAGATGGCACGGTCAATCCGTACCTCCAAGTCCGTGCCGGTGACGAGCCCGTCGCCGATGCGGCAGTTGGCCAGGATCGGCTTTGCCGGCCGGGTTGGGGTGGCATGATGGATGGCCAGCAGCGCCTCGAGCAGTTCACTCTTGGGCAGGCGGATCGTAGTACTGGCAGCCTTGGGCTTCGTAGCGGTTGCGCTTGTCATGGTCAGAGTCCTTTCTGTGACACAGGGAGACGCCCACGGCACACCCGAGGGCGAAGGTTAAGACGTTGAACAACATGCCCAACGCAATGCAGGTGAACTCGGAGACGGTCATGCCGCACCGCCTTTCTGTGGCCCATAGTGCAGCGTGAACAGGTGCGCCGCGTCGGCCTCGGCCTGGTCGCGGTCGTGGCTCAGCTGGGCGTTTTTCCGCACGACCAAGCGAATGGTGTCGGCGGCCCACTCCAGCAGCTTGCGGCTGTGGTCGTCGATGTGGTCGCTCCAGCAGTGCACGGCCAGCATGTCGGCGAGCACTAGCGGTGCCGGGGCCGGGTACGGGTTCTCAGCCTTCATGGACCACCTCAATCCCACGGGGCTTGCCCTGAGCCATGCGGATGTAGCCCTTCCGCTCCAGGGCCTCGAGGTGGACGGTCACTCCGTGCGGCGACTTGATGGACATGGCCGCCGCGATCTCGCGCACGGTCGGCGAGTAGTACGCCATGTTGGACTTGATCCACTCCAGCACCTCGCGTTGGCGAGCGGTGAGGGGAAGCGGCTCGGTCGGGGTCTCGGTGGTCATGTGCCCTCCTTGGCGGCTGCTAGTTTTCTACGGGTACGCTCAAACGCTTCGGCTACGTCGCCGGTGAAGACCTTGGGTGGTGCCGGGCCGTCGCCGAAGTCACGGCCGGATGCCGCCGGCTTGGCGGTGTCGAACGTCCCGCCAAGCACCTTGTCCACAAAGCCGTCCGCGAACAGCTGGATCATCGTGGGCGGCGTCTTGAAGAACCGGCACGACGGCAGGCGGGCGATGGCGGCCAACGCTTCGCAGCACCAGGCCGAATCTGCCAGCAGCTCGTCGGCACCCTTGGGCGGCCGGTCCAGCTTCCACGGCTTAAGGCCCGAGCCGGCTGCGGCCCATGCCTGCAGGATTTCCTGCCAAGCCTCGCGTGGAGAGGAGAACTTCTTATCTCCTAGTTCTCCTAGTTCTGGGGCGCTTGAGCGCCCAGGGTCCGACGCTTCAGCGCCCCCACCCTGGGCGCTTGAGCGCCGCACCTTGTCCTTGGCATGCCTGACGGCAGCCTGGACCCGGGCTTTGGCGGCCGAGCTGAACCGACGCTCCCATCCTGGGATCGCCACAGTTCCGCTTGCCTCGTCCACCTGGAGCCAGCCGACACGCTGGACGCCCGCCCAGAACGTGTCACTGCCACCAAACAGCTTGCCGAGCCGGCGGACCGTCATGCGGGCCGTACCGTCCTCGGAGTTCATTGCAGACCACAGCCACAGCTGCACCAGCCGGCCGATCACGGCGTCGGCCGGGTCGCCGGTCTCGTCCACGAGCTCGAGCACCTCGGGCTTCGTGGCGAGATTGCAGTCGATGGGGCACCACTCACCGGCCACAGGTCACCTCCTCGACAACGTGACATTCAGAGCCGTTGACTTCCTCTAGGAACACATTGACTGGCACAAGGCGTCCAACCGTGACGTTCCGCTGCTGATACTTGGACTGCTTTACGTTCCTAAAACTTTCAATGCGGATCGTCGCTTCGCCAGTGGCTGAATGCGCCCACCGCCTCAGTTCACCAATTCGGCATGTGTACAAGCGGTGCTGGTCGTTAAATGCGTAGGCAAGACGGGCGGCGTCCGAATAGTGGTAGAGCCAGCCATGAACGCCGCTGCGAATGTCGCTCCAGGTCTCAATAAACAAGTTGCCTGTGTGATTTGTCTCCGCCTTCAGCTCCCACTCCATCGCGTGCTGGTGCTTTGCGCTGGACAGCCACTTATCGCCGTACCGGTGCTGGGCGTAAATGTTGTTAGGCACGGGCCGCACGCAGTAATCGGGATAGAGCGACTGCAGGTAAGGAAAAACCCACGATGCTGCGTACCGCTCGACGTTATCAGGCTGGTTCATCGAAAAGCGTCCTACTATCGGATGAGTGTGCAAAATCCAATCCTTGAAAACGCACGTTTGAAACGCTTTGCGTTGCTGCCGAAATAAATGACCGCCTGCCCCTGCAAAGGGCTTTTTGACTTCTTTTCCAAACTCCAAAACGAGATCCGGCCTTGCGGAAAACAGACGGCATCCGCTTGCGTTATCAAACCCTGAAACCATTTAGTCTCAGTGCAGTTGTTCACAAGAAAAACCGCCTGGCTAGCGTGACCGGCAGACAGTTCAGCTAGCAATTTCGAAGCAAACGAGTCGACCGTTCCGTCTCCATATGGCGGATTTACAAAAACGCGGCCAATCCATTGCCGAGCCAATCCGTTGTCGGCCTCGTCATAAAACGTGGCAGCCTTTACAACTCCGTTTGCGGCTGGGCAAGAGCACGGGTCAATGTCGATTCCGCCCATAGCCTCGCGAACGGCATCGACGTATACCTGCGGGGTGTACCACTCGCTGTTACCGCTGTTGTTTCCGACGTGCGCCCCAAGGTGCAAGCGAATGGCAACCGACTGGGTTGGCTCGTCTTCGCTTTCTCTGCAAGCGGCCAGCCACGACTCAAATTCTGACTCTTTTGATTGGGCTACTTTTCTACAGCGATGAGCCACTAATGGCGTGATTTCACAAATGTTTTCATCGTGAAATGTTTTGTTTCCGCGCCCTCTTTTGGAAGGCGGCAGCATCTGACCTATCTTTCGCTCTGCTCGCCGCTGGTACTCCATTGCCTGCACCAGCACAGGCCGATTAGCAGTCCTTCGCCTGGCCCAAAGCTCAAGTGCCTTGGCCGCATCAGCCACTGCCTTGGCCTCGCCAGCAGTAGATGCTGCAGCCAACGGAGCCGCCAGCGTCGCCAACTTGTTCAGCATCGCGACTTGGCGATCTGATTCAGCACGTTGTTTCAACGCTCGCATCATGCCACGGCCTCCGCGTCGAACAGGGTGCGGCTGTCTGCCGCGTGCTTCCGCTGGGCACTGGCGAGATTCTTAAGAGCCTGGGAGTGGTACTCGGGCTTCAGTTCGCAGCCGTAGAACCGCCGGCCACGCTGGACCGAGACGTAGCCCTCGCTGCCGATGCCAGTGAACGGGCTAAACACGGTCTCGTCAGGGTTCGTGTAGAGCCTCACGAGCCGGTCGATGACATCCAACTGCAGGGGGCAGATGTGCTTGGTGTCATCCTCGCTGCGAGCCTCGCGAATGTTGAGCGTGTTGGTCTCGCGAATGTCGCTCCAGCAGCATTCCGCCCAATCAATCCACTCGTTTCGCGAGACCTCGCCCTCGGTGTCGATGACTGTCGCGTTGTCGCCGGGGCAGCGAAACTTGATGAGGTAATCGCCCAACGCCCCCCGCTGCTTCGCCCGGTCGCTTTCGAGCCCCGCGAACTGCAACTCGCGGCTCTTCGTGCGAATCGCCTGAGCCTGCGGATTCTTCCGCACCACCCAATCGTATTCGTAGACAAGCCCGGCACGCTCCCCGAGACGGATGTTGAGCCCGCGATAGTCGTGCAGCCCAACCTCGCCAGACCGCTTGAGCCTGGGGATCTGCATCACATGCACGACCGCAGCCCGGCCCGGCTTCAGCACGCGACGCAGGCCCGCGTAGAAGTAGCCCAAGTGCAGCTTGGCTTCGCCTCGCATGTCCTCGCTGTTGCCGATGTCCTCCGCCTTGCTCGTGTAGGCGAACAGGCTCGGGAACGGCGGCGAGAAAACGGAGAAGTCCACCGATGCCGGCGGCATCGTCTCGAGCATGTGGGGGATGCAATCCCCGAGGTGCACGTTGTAGGTCTGGTCATCAGATAGAAGCATCGCGAAACATAGCCTCCTGCTCACGGGTATCTGCCTCGACGCGATGTGCCTTCCTGAGCACGTTCTCGACCATCGGGCGTTCCACTTCCGACACCGGGATATGGACGTTGAGCGGCTTCGTAGAGCCGATGCGGTTGGACCGCTTCACCGCTTGGTAATACTCCTCGTAAGAGTCCTGCAGCCCGCTGAAGACTTGGCGAGTGCAGATTTGCAGGTTCAACCCGAACCCGAGGATCTTGGGCTTACTGACCAGCACGCGAACGCGGCCCGCCTTAAAGTCATCCACGATTCGCTGCCGCTCGTCTTGCGGCGTGTCGCCGTCGATACTCGCCGCTTCGGGCAGCACTTGCTCAATCGCTCGCTGTTCGTCGTTGTAGCGGCACCAGATGAGCGTGCTTTCGTTGGGCCACGAGCGAACCATGTCGGCGATGAACTTCGGCTTCGGGCTGCTCTCGCACTTCGCCAGCCGCGAGAGCCGCGAGCGAGTCGTAATGCCGCCGAGGTTCGTGACAAATAGCTGCCCGGTCTCTTGCTGCACCGCCCGCTCCTGGGCCTGCGAGAGTCGCACCTCGTCGATGTGAACGTGAATCGGCGGGATGCTGTGGACGTTGTCCTTCCAGCCGTAGGTGCTCGGGTCGGTCAGGAAAATCGACCAGTGAGAAAGAGCCCGGTAGAACGGTCGCAGGGCGTGCGGCTTCAGTTCCCACCGCTCATTCGTCTGCCCGCGATTGACGAAGAACCGGGCGAGGAACGCGTTCACGTTTGGGAAGGCGTCGAGGAATACCGCGTGGTTCGCGTACTCGATGCGGTCGTTTGGGGCCGGCGTGCCCGTGCAGGCGAGCTTGTAGTCGATGCCCGCACCCATCCGCAGGCACACCTGCCCCCACTTCCCGTAGTGGCTTTTCAGCATCGATGACTCATCCAAAATGAGCCCGCCCAGGTGCCCAGCCGGCGTGTCATCCCGCAAGGCGTCATAGTTCGTGATGCCGAGCCGGCCCTTCGCGTCCGAGCGGAGCCACTTCGCCAAGTCCTTCGCGGCGATCTGCTCAATGGGAAGCGTGTCGCCGTAGAACTTCCGGCACTCTTCGATGGTCTGCGGCACCACCATGAGCGGCGCGACCATCAGCACGTTCCGCCGCTGGGCTGCGAGCACGTAGCGGGCGAACTCCAACTCCATCAGCGTCTTGCCGAGCCCGCAGTCGGCGAAGATGGCAAACTTCCGCTTCGCAATCGCGAGCCGAACGATTGCCTCTTGGTAGTCGAAGAGCCCCGCTCGCGGCACGTACTCCGCGGGCCTCTCCGCCTGGAGCGAGAGCCCGAGCGTCGCCGCGTACTCGTCGGGCACGAACGCGATGCGGCCGTGGATTTCGTATCGCGGCAGTTCCTTAATTCGCAGGAACGTGCGGTATGAGTCGATGGTGTTGTCGAGGTAGACGTTCATACTCAATCCCTTGTGTATTGGCCCGTTTACGCCGGGCTCGCGTCGGTGGTTACTCGCCACTCCCGATGGGCGACCCATGCGGCTGCGATGAGTCAGCCGCTTCGGCCAGGGCGGGCCGCTCGCGTGTCTCGGGTTGCGCGGCCCGCTCGAGCTCCAGGGCCTGCTCAATCAGCCGCTCTCCAATCGCTCGCAGCCTGGGGGCCACGGCCGCCAGGGCCTGCTCCCGGGTCGGCTGCCAGTAGTCGGACATCTCCTCTCGCGTGGTCTCCCACCCGGAGTCATCCATGCGGCGGCGCTGTACCGACAGGTACTGGCCGCAGGGCGACAGCGTCATCTCAGAGTGGAAGTGCGGTACCGGCGAATGCGGGTGCCACATGCTGAGGCCCTGAAAGCCGAAGAACGCTCGGTACATGGTCTGCTGGTCGCTCATGGCTACCTCCCGTATCCGTGGCCATTGACCGACACCGCCTCGGCCGGCTCGCGCTCGGCCTCGAGGAACTCCACCCGAGCGTGGATCCGGTCGCACAGCTCGTCGGCCTGGAACGACGTAAAGGTGCCGTCCTTGACCCTGACGTCGATCTTCCGCCGCATGGCGTCGAGCTTGCCGATGTCGGACTCGGCTTCGATGGCGGCCTTGGCCACCTCAAACGGGTCCGCTCGCTCTTCGGCCGGTGTATCAAACTTGGGGCGCACCACGACGGGCTCGGCCGTGGCCGGCGTCGTCGGGTAGTCCTGTGCCTCCTCGGCCGTGACCAGCCCCTTCAAGACATCCGGGAAGGCGTCACGCAGGGCAAAGCCACGGGCCCGCAGCTGAAGCATGCGACGCGGGTACTGCGTCCAAGGGCCGGTCTTGCCCCACAGGCTGGCTTTCTTGGCGTCGGCCACCGAGAACCGCACGACGGTGGGCTTTTCGTAGCCGCGACGTTTGGCCGTGCAGGTGGCCACCATGTTTTCGCCCTCCCCGTCGATGGTCTCCGTGACCGACTCGCACACCGGGCTGGCCATGGCGACGGCCAGGGCCGCGTCGCCCCAAATCGCAGGCCGCCCGTTGATGCAGGCGATGTTTTGCAGCGACTGCATCGGGCTCAGCCCGATCTCGCTGCCGTGCTGAATCGCCAGCAAGCAGGACTCAGGCTTGCCCCGGAAGTCCTTGGGGGCGAACTCGCTGGCCGCCACCATCTTGGAGAACCGGAAAGCGTCATCAAACGAGGCGAGGGCCAGCCCCCTTGCGGGCGTCGTGGTTGTGGAAAGCTCCGTGCTCATGGGTCGTGTCCTTTCGTGTTGCGTCCTTAAAACCAGCGGCGTCCCCGTCCTGCGTCGGCCGCTCTCTGCGTCCTTGCCACCGGGGCTCCGCCCCGTCTCCTGTGTTCAGTTCGTGATCCGCTCCAGCTCCTCGTTGAAGAACGCCAGCCGTCCCTCGGGCGTGTCCACCAGCCAGCCGTTTCTTTCAGGGCCAAACACCGTGCCCTCCTGGTAGCCACCGCCGAACGCTCTCGGGCAGCGGACCCGGTCGCCAGGGCGCGGCACCCAACGCGAGCCATAGGTCTCGGCCATGCCAGCGATGGCACCGGCGTACTCGGCGTGGTGGGGATCTGTAGTCACCTTGAGGGTCTCCTGCGTGTTTGGGTTGGGTACTGTACGCCTGTTTAGTCCTGAGTCAAGCGGTCGATTTTTCTGGCCTGCCGACATCGGCAGTACGGTAGCGTCGTCGGTAGGAAGTGTCAACCAGCAAGTCCGGCGGAAACGATCCGCAGAACGATGATGAGAAGTTCGATCCAAACGTGAGCGTTCATGGTGCGGCCCTCCTTGGCCTGGGTTCCGAGCGTCGTGCCCGGATGCTACCGACATCGGTAGGAAGTGTCAAGCGGCTTTAGCGAATCTGGTTTCCTGCGGCTTTCGCGAGGGATTCAGGTGTCCGGCGAGAATCCGCCGGGGGCCGGGCCTTTGGCGATGCCGGCGTCGCGGGCCTTCTGGCGGGCCTTGGCCAGCTTCTTGACCTGCTCGAGGTCCAGCACCAGGGCCCGGTCGGTCAGCTTGCTGCTCCACAGCGTCGGCTCGCCGCCGCCGTCAGGCTGGCGGCACATCTGCCGCACCCGGCCCATGGTGCAGCCGAGGATCTCGGCCGCCTCACGGCAGGTGCATAGCGTTCGCTGCGGTTCTCTTAGTGCCACGATCATTTCCCTCGCAATCCTACCGACGTAGCAAATCGAGTCAAACGACCCGCCTGCCTTGCCCCTGGCACTTCAACCGCTGTACACTATCAGAACGCCCGAAAGGGGCCGATTGTTCGAGCGGACGGGGTGTAGGTCAGCATTTTGTACACATGTACAGCCATGCTAGGCTCACGCTCCAAAAAGGAGGCTATCAGATGACCCTGCGTGAGCTGCTCAGAGACCGCGTCGCCCCGCTGAAAAACCTGTGCGACCGGAGCGTGGCGATGTACGAGGCGACCCTGGACCGATTCCGAGACTTCCTCGGCCACGAGCCAACGGTGGACGACCTGGACGACCTGACCGCGGCCAAGTTCCTGCGGTGGCGGCAGGCCACTCAGCACAGCCGGTTCAAGAAGATTTCCCCTGCCAGCCTGGCGAAGGACTCGGCCCACTTGCGGAGCCTGTGGACCTGGCTGGCCAAGAAACGCTGGAAGAAGTCGGACGGCGAGCTGCTCGAGTTCCCCGACTACGCCCGGCCCCGCGTGCCAAAGCCCCGCCCTGTGGCCTACACGGCGGAGGAGCTCAGCGCCCTGGTGCGAGCCGCCCGGCACCGCAAGGGGGCCGTAGCGGGCACGCCAGCGGCCTGGTACTGGCTCACCAAGCTCCAGGCCATGTTCCAGACCGGGGAGCGGATCGGGGCGGTCCTCGCCATCCGCTGGCGGGAGGTGGACTTGGAGCGGTGCACGCTCACCTTCCTGGCCGCCACCCGCAAGGGCCGCCAGGAGACGATTACGCGGTCGATCACGCCCGAGCTGGCCCGGATGATGGCCACGCAGCAGGGGCCGCCAGACACCCTCGTATGGCCTTGGCTGGAGGACCGCAAAATCCTGAGCTGCTACGCCAGCCTGAAGATCCTGTGCCGCTCGGCCGGCGTGCCGTACCACCCGTTCCACAGCATCCGCAAGGCGACGGCGTCTTACCTCAAGCTGGCGGGCAAGTCCGCCAAGAAGCAGCTGGGCCACAGCAGCGAGGAGATGGCCGAGACCCACTACTACGATGAGCGGATCACTGGGGTGGAGTCGGCCCTGGACTTCCTGCCGCCGCTCGACCTGGGCGGGCCGGCGAAGTGAGCCGGCAGGGGGCGACCGGGTGGAAAGGACGAAACACCCGGCCGCCGCGCCCCGCCCGGCTCAATCTCGACCCTGCCAATACGTGATCCGCTCCTCGGCCCTGGCCAACTCGCACAGGAGCCTGGCCCGCTCGGCCAGCAGCCGCATGACATCGGCGGCCAGCGTCCCCGAGGTGCCGGTCCACGCGCCCTGGAACTTGCGAGCCCGGTGCTCCATGCGGACCAGGTCGTCTTCGGTCAGTGCAGGCCGCAGGCTATCCAACAGACTGCTCCATCTTGATAAGGCAGATGAGCGCCCAGTTGGCCGCATCCAGTAGGGCGTTAGTCGGGTCAACCGGCTGGCCTTGGGCGTACTTCTGCATCCGCACGACGCAGTCGCTCAGGTCGCACAGCGCCCGACGCCACGGCTCAACGCCGCACTTGGCCGATGCAGTGACGTTCTCAAAGGCATCGTCGGCACCGCCGTACTGGGCTGTCTTCTCGTAGTGCAGCGCTCGCAGCCGCTCGAGGGCGTCAAGCCACTCGGGACTGCCAGCGGCACCAGGCTCCCGTAAGAGCGAGTCACCCCGCCAGACGTTGGCGAGCACCTCAGCGGCACACTTCTGCGCCGGCTCGCAACTCGCCAGCGGCGGCGCACGGTAGCCCCTCAGCTTGTCGTCGCTCGGGTCCGTGTTGTCGAGCCGGTCCTTGACGGCCGCCCGTAGTGCATCGTTCGCCCTCTCCAAAGTCGCTGCCGTCATGTCGTCGCCTTTCTGGTTACGCGGTCCTTACGGTGCCGTCCTGCATCACCCGGTAGTTGTGAACGTCAAACGCACCGCCCTTATGTATGGCGACCATGGCAAATCCCCAGTTCCATTTGTTGATGCGGGCGTACTCGGGCCGCAAGTCGCACAGGCAGCCCGTGCTCCAGCAGCCGGTCTCCTTGTGCCACATATCGGACTCGGCGTGATTGCTCGTGCGGTGCGAGTGGCCGACCAGCCCAGTCGAGCCCGTCCGCAGGAACACGCCCCGGGCCACGTTGACCGGCGCGGCCATGCCCTTCGGTAGCTCGTGGCCGTGTAGCACCGGAAGCTTGCCGAGCATCACGGGCCGCTGGTCCTCGACGAGCGTGATGTCGTGCTTCGACAACTCCAACCAGGCCGACAGGCTCATACGCGGGTCGTCGGAAATCTCGGCCGCGTGCTGCCACAGCCAATGCTGCCACCGCTCTTCGTGGTTGCCGCTCTTGTAGACGATGGGGATGGCGGGGAACTCCTGCCGCACGTAGGCCAGGAAGTCCCGCACGGCCTCGAGCTCGCCCTTGAAGTCCCGCTGCGTGGGGTCTTTGGTGTAGCGGGAGATGGCGTAGAAGTCGGCGATGTCGCCATTCAGCAGCAGGCCGGTGAGCTCTTGGTCCTTGAGAAAACCGATAGCCGCGGCCACGGCGATCTCGGAGTGATACGGCACATGAACGTCCGACATGATGCCGACGTTGCCCAAGACGTTCAGCCGGTGTGGCGTCCACGAGTCGGCCACGCTTTTGGGCATGGCCATGATCTCGCCAGCACTGCGCTTTGCACGAACGGACGCAGGTTTCATCTCCTTGAGATTCTTCTTGCCGTGCACGCCGAACTGCCGCTGGATGCGTTGCCGGGCCTGGTCAATCGTGATGGCCCCGTTGCACTCTTTCACCAGCCGCTTGGCGAGCGTGCGAGACGGCGCGTCGGGGTGCTTCTCGGCCAGCCGCTTCGCCATTCGCGTGATTGCGTCACCGGCCATCAGTCCACCTCCTTGTAACCGAGTGCCGTCAGCACCCGCCGCTGCACCCGGGCCAACTCCGTAATCGACTCCTCGCTGATCGTCGGGCCGAGCACTGCGTGAGCCAGCTCGTGCAAGATCGTCTCGAGCCGCTGGCCACCACGGAGCCGCTCGTCAATCAGGATCCGGGGCCGCTTGGCGTTGTCAAAGTACGTCCACCCAGCGGCGTCGCCGGTCAACTTAGTGAACCGCAACAGCCACCGCTTGCCGTCGATCTTGACCTGGTGGTCCTCGGCCATGGGCGCGTCCTTTCGCCCGTCAGTGTGGGGGACGTGTCAACCGATGCCGAACTTGCGGCCCAACTGGTTGAGCCGCTCTTGCCGCTTCTTGCACCCGCAGTCCTTCACGCCTACGGCGGTGGCGACCGCCTGAGCTCGTTCCTTGGTGATGCCCACAGCAGACAGCCCGGCGGCCACCATGTCGCCCAGGCCGGACTTGGCCCGCGGGTACGCTGCGTGCGTCTCGTCCACCGTGATCTGGTCGCCATCCCGCGAGACGATGCACGGCCGCACCTCGTCTAGCGTGTAGCCACGCTGGCGGCATCGGGCCTCAAGGTGGCGCAGGCGGCAGCGGATCATGGGAGCGGGTTGCAGGGATAGATCGTGGCCAACTGGGTCAAGGCACACACCCCGCCGCCGCCGTCAAGTTGCTCGTAAACAGGAGCGGCCTCGTAATCAATCTCGCCGCAGCAGTTGGCGTAGAGAAACACCAGCACCTCCCAGAAATCGCAACAATCGCAATCCTCGGGCGGGTCAAACTGTTCGCCACAGGGCGGGCCGTGGATGTCGGGGTCGTACGGGATCGGGTCGCCGTTTTCGTCCACGCAACTCCCGCCAGGAATCACTCGTGTAGTCACTTCAAGCGACACGCTGTCGTAGCCATTGTCTTCAAGGGCTGCGATTACGCCTTGGTCGTCGAGGTAGTCAAGCAGGGCCTGCCTAGCCGGATCAATCTGAGCATTGCCGTCGCAAGCGTATCCGTTATTACCACAGCTATCGCTCAAGCATTCGCACCCCGGAGGGCAGCAGCAGCACGCCTGCTCCGTGCCGACCTTGCCGGCACGCAGCACGACCTTGCCGCCTTGGAGCGTGATGAGCGTCATGATGCCGTGGCACAGGTGGTCGTGCTAAACCACTTGATGCAGCCGCTGGTGTCGTGGCCAAGCACCTGCTCGGTGGTTCGCGAATAGCCGGGGAACACCCGGAAGTCGACGCCGCCGACCGCGGACACGCACGTGCCGCAGTCGCTCTGCGAGTCAATGGCGATCCAACCAAAACCGTTGTGCCCGAGCGCCACCCAGCGGTTCGTACAGTTCGTGTCGCTGCCGAACTGCACGTAGTGGTTGTAGGCGACCACGGTGACCGCGGAAGCCACGCCGCCAGGAGGGCCGTTGTAAACCGTCACGACGGCGGTGCTGCCGCTGGCCCAGCTACTGCCGCTGTGATTGGCAATCAGCAGCCGCACGCCGGGGGACCGGCCGCCGTAGTCGGGGCCGCCAAGGCTTGGCCTTTCCGGGTTGCGCTCAGCCAGGCGGACGGCCTTGCCGATCCGCTTGGCGTCGTTCTCGTTGAAGCCGAAGGCTGTCACGGGCTACTCCGCAAAGACGACGTACCGGAGCGGCAGGGCAGTGCCGTAGCTCTTGGCCCCGATGGTGATGGTCTTCTCGAGCGGCGCGACCGCCGGCTGGCCACGACGCAGCGAGACGAACTCGTGCAGCGTAGTGCCGTCGTACTTGCCCAGGGCGATGTAGGCCGTGCCCGAGGTGGCCGTCGAGAGATTGCGGAACGCAGCGTAGCCCGCAGTGACCACGTCGCCGAGCGACAGCGTCTCCACGTTGGTGCCGATCTGGACGATGCCACCCGCCGAGCCCTGAGCGGCTTGGTCGAACTGCAGGCCCGACGTGGCAAAGCTCTCTTCGTGGTTGCCGTTCTTGCACCGCACCGACACGGCGACGTTTAATTCATTGGCCATTGCTTGCTCCTAGATGCCACAGTCCGAGAATATCTGAGCCATGTTGACCTTCTGGTACGGGTACAGATACCGCACCAGTGGATCGCTGCCGATGGTCAGCTGGCCGCCGTTGCCGTCGAGCGGCACGGGCTGTCCGACCGGGTTACCGGCCTTGTCGAGGATGGCCTTGCGGTCGCCGCCAACCACTTCATTAAACCCAGCGTCGAAGTACTGGATTTCCCACAAGTCAGGCTTGTAGAGAAACTCGATGCTGATGGTCCACACGTTGTTCTTCTGGTCGTACTCGCCGTTCCATCCGGTCATGCGCACCGAGTACTCGGGGCCGCCAAGGAACTCACCGTTATTGCAGGTGTTCGTGTACCGCAGCAGCTGGTCGAAGCGCGGGTTCAGCACCTGCGTGTTGGTGTAGGTTAGCCGCACCAAGGCCGACTCTTCCTCGAGGCCATCCACCGGATCGCCTGCCGAGTTGCGCGCCGGCAGCTGCCCCGCATTGCTGAACGCCGGCACGTCGTTAAGGTCCGACCAGCCTAGGGCGGGCTTCGTCACGCCCTGCGTCTGTATGGTGATGCGTTGCCACGTCGTGGGCTCAATGCCCTGCGGCTCCGGCAACCCTTCGCCTTCCGGCTTGGCGTCGTAGCGGACGCTCATCACCACGGCCCGCTCGTTGTCCTTGTAGTGCGACAGCTCGCGGCCGTTAACCACGAAGGTCAGCCCACCTTCGATAACCTCGTCGTCGATCTGCGGCAGCGGACGATTGCCCAGATTTGGCCAAGAAGTTGCGTCGTCCAGAATCTCGCCAAAGGACGGGTCTTTGCCGTCCGCAATGACGAGAAACTTTTGCGTGGCCGAGTGCTGCTTGGTTCCCTTGTCGCCCTTGGACTCGGACAGCTCCAGACTTCGCAGTAGTCGTGCGTCGATAAGTGCCATGGTTACACCGAGATGGTCGCGAGGCCGATGCCGCCACCCAAGCCGGCCAGGCTGGACTCAATCTCCTCGAGGCTCTCGGCCGACTGCTCCGCTGCATCGGCCGTGCGGGCCTGGTCCTTGGCACCCTCCAACCGCGGGTCCGACCCGCGCATGATGCTGTTCCGAAAGGCTTCGCCTTCACCCGTACCGGCCACAATGGCTCTGAGCGATTCGGAGGAAGCACGCACCGCTGCCATCAACTGCGGAGCAGCAGACGCGCCAAGAGACTGTCCGGCGCTGGCGGCTGCATTCTGCATTCCGGCCTCGACGCTTTTCATGTTCTTGTCAAATGCAGCCAGTGGATTGGCGAAGTTCTCAAGGCCCTGTGCAGTAAGGTTCCCGGCAGCATCACCAAGGATGCCGGCCTCGCTAAAAGATGCCGCCGCTAGCTCGTTCGTCGCATCTGCGGCGCTTTGCATGGCAGATGCGATGCCCAAATCAATGCCAGGCAGTGACGCAATTAGGTTTGCAATGCCTTCCGTGACTGCCCCAATACCACCAGTGATAGAAGCAAATGCCAGAGCGCCTGCCGCACCAAACGCGGCAATGCCTCCTGCCGCCATCTGGAAAACGCCAGTGACCATCGTTGCCGCACCAGTAATCAAACGAAGCGTTACCGCGAGGGATGACATCTGACTACTTGCCTGCGCGGTGCCAGGAATAACCGTCGTGAAAAAAGCGACAAACTGCGAAGTCATCGCCTTGATTTCAGGAATCACGTTCATGACTTCTCTGACCAGCGTCTGAAATAGCGGCACGAACGCCTGGCCTAATTGGCTCTGGAGGGTAGAGAAATTCGCCTGAAGGATCCTTTGCTGGTTTGCCAACGAACCAGAGGTGCGAACGAAGTCACCCTGTGCGAGCGATGTCTGGCCGAGAATTGCTGCGTACGCAGCTTGCGCCTTAATGGACGGCGTCAACGCAGTCTTCAGCGTGGCCGTGAGGCCCATCCTCATGGCGTGCTGCCGGAGCGTCGCGTCGTCAAGTAAGACGCCATATCGTCGCAGAGGCTCCGCTTCTCCACGAAGGCCAGCGCCAAGGGCCAGCAGTGCGTCTTCTATGCTCGTGTTGTTGAAGCTCGCCAGGTCTGCGGCCAACGAAGTCATGCTGATGGAAAAATCAGCCGACTGGTTTTCCGCGAGACCAATCGCGCGAAATAGGTTTCCGAACGTCCCTGTAGCCCGCAGCGCTTCGGTTTCCGAGATGCCAATTGCGGACGACGACTTGGCAAACTTTGCGACTGCCTCAGCCGCATTGCCAAAGACTACAGTTGACTTGCTTTGTTCTTCGCCAAGCGCGACTGTCGCGTCGACCGCTCCTCGCATCGCCCTGAAAAGTGACCCGACAGCAGCCGTCACTCCCCGGATTGCAGTCGTCGCCGCCAGAAACGTTGCGGCTGCGTCTATTCGTTTGATGCTTCCGGCGAATCCGCCCAGCTGCTTACTGGCTCGGCCCAGCCCAGCGGTGAGCCCGCCGGTGCTGGCCGTGATGGAGACGTTGACGCGGCCGAAGTTCTTGGCGGCCATGGCTCACCTCTTGGCCGACTGGAGAATGCGGAACATCTCCTGCGGCGTCTGGCCACGCTTCGGAACCGGCATGAAGTCGTGCGGCTGCATGGCCGGCTTACCCTTGGGGCGGTTGCTGTTGTAGTTCTGTGCCATGAGCACCGCGTCCCGTAGCCACTCGTCGCCCCACGGCATCAGCTGAAAGGCGGCCATCCACCGCTCGAGCTGCCACCACGGGATCTGGTCTGCCAATCCTCCTGGCCCTTCGACGTTCCACTCGCCGAGTTGCAACGCCAGCCGGTACAGGAACAGCAGCACCGGCCGGCTTTCTAGTTTTTTGCGGCGTCCTCCAAGGCGTCCGTGTTCAGCCCGTTCAACTTGAACCCGGCGTCCACGATCGCCTGCACGCTGTCGCTGTCCAACTCGCCGATGGCGTCGGCGTCGTTGTCCGTGAACATCCGCGTGCCGTCCTCGTTGACGGCCAGCAGAGCCACGACCTGAGCCCGCACGTTCCGCAGGTTCACCTTTCCGGGGATGCCCCCGGTGACGATTTCCTCAAACCGGTCTCGGTCCCGGGCGGTGAACTTGGCCACATGCACCGTGCCCAAGCCCGGCACCTCGACAGGTGCCCGAGGCCGCACGTTGCGCTTGGCCAGAATCTCCTCGCGTGTCAAAGCCACAGTCCGCGCCTCCTGCTGCTTAGATGTTGATGTTGCCCGACAGCTTGATGGTCAGCGTGCCGGTCATCATGTCGTCCTTCGGGGCCGAAGCCTCAAATGACGATGCGTAGCCAAACGCACTCCACAGCGCCGTGGCGGTTCCGCCGTTGGCAAAGTAGATGTTGACGGCCTGGTTGGTCGCCACGTTGGTAAGAAGGTTGACCGGGTTGATCGCCGGGTCGTGGTGAATCTCCAGCGACAGCTCGCCCGGGTCGTAGTACTCGCTGGCGAGAAAC